CTGGTATTTTTTGCTTGTGTTTATTGCTGGGATGTTTGTCGGCCAAACCGTGACAATCTTCTGCCTCCGAGCAACAGGAGAGACCAAATGACCACGAACCTACACGACAAAATGCTGGCTGCGATTGACGCCTACTTCTCGGCCTCGGACGGCACGGAAGAAGAAGTGGCAGAGAACCTATTGCTGGACGTGCGAGATGAAATCAACAAGCAACAAAGTAAAGCACAGCCCGACTACGCATGGCCCACCATTGAAGACTACGAAAAAGAAGTTGGCTTTGAGGTGAACATTGCGTTTCGGTCGGCTTGGGCTATGGCGCGAACCACGAACGACCTGTTTAACCAGATGGGAGAGAACACATGACCACTGAAGCAATTCAAATTCTGTTGTCGCTGGCCTTTGGCGCGGCGTTTGGCCTGATCGTGGGCTGGGCGTTATGGGGAGAGAAGCGATGAATGATGACTGGGATCGACTGCAAGAAATCTGCCTGTACGTTATCTACATGACCATCGTCGTGGGCTTTGGTGCAATGATTGCCATGTGGATAATGGTATAATCAATCACCGGGAATCAGCAGTTGCCGGCAGCGAAAGCGTTTAAGGGGCCTCACGGCCCCTTTTTTTATTCCTCGTGACTACGAAGCTTACAGCCAAGGTCTACCGGATCCATCTTGAGATAACCAAAGACGGCCTTCCGACGCTTGTCAGACTTGGGCTCCCCGCAATTAGGACAATTGTGACCGCATACGGAGCAATAGTTCATGGGATTCTCGAAGGCACGAACCACGCGCTTCTTGTGCTCCTCGCGGCAATGCTCCAGCCACTTGGCCCTCCAACCCTTGATCGTGATCAACTCGTCGATCTTGTCCATGACTTGCTGCGTAACGCGACGACCCTTGACGGCGTTGAAGAAAGTGCCGCGACTTAAATCAAGGCCCTCTGACGACTCGTTGTCGTACAACCGGCTGATGTTGGGATGCCCAGAACCATACTCACTGGCCCAGACAAGAATCTTGATGGTGTCCAAGTCCAAGGGGGACGTGGCTTCTACTGGTCGGCTCATCTGTCATTCTCCTTTCTAGGTTAAAGATTAGATTATACAGCATTCTGTGCAAGTTATGCTATGACCGGGGGCCAGAAGGACCAAAAACGCTATAGAGTGTTTTTAGAGCCAAAAAAGAGTGTACTAATCCAGCCTTTTTACAGACACGGGGATCTCCTCTTTTACGAGCGAACGATAGTATCTTGATTAGTTATTCGAACTAGTACACTCTTTTTTCGTCTAGAAAACACTCTATAGCGTTTTTGAAGCCGCCTGTGTACGCGGTTTCGCAGTTCGGTCTACAATAGAGGGAACTTAGAAACATCGGAGCACTGCAATGGCATTCAAGAAAGGCGAAAAGCCTGCTGGATCCGGCCGCAAGGCTGGAACGCCCAACAAGCGCAACACCGAGCGCCAAGAGATCTTCGACCGCATCGTCGAGAAGCACGGCGATCCACTGGAGGCACTGGCTGAGATGGCCTTTGACCCTAACCACGACCTCTTGGTCCGCAAGGACTGTCTGAAGGAACTGGTCCAGTATGGTCACGCCAAGAAGAAGTCGGTCGAGATCACCGGTCCTGACGGCGGTCCGATAGAGGCTCGTCTCGAGCTGGTTGGGCAGATCACCGACCTCATCGGTCGCCTGAACGCTGGCGGCAAATGATCCTGTCCAAAGCAGAGTTGACGACCATCCAGTCCAACCTGTCGGTGCTGGAACTGGAGGACTTGGCCCACATCGCGTGGAAGCTTAAGTGGAAGTCAACAGCGCGTGATCAGCAAATGACGCCGCCAGGAGATTGGGGCATCTGGCTCATTCTGGCCGGTCGAGGCTTCGGGAAGACAAGGACGGGGGCAGAAGACATCGGAGGGTATGCTGCGGACCATCCAGGGGTCCGCTGTGGAGTTATTGCGCCAACGTCAGCGGATATTAGGGGCGTGTGCTTCGAGGGCGACTCGGGGCTCATGGGGGTCATCCCGCACTACCTGATCGAGAACTACAACCGGTCCATCGGCGAGATCACCTTGAAGAACGGGTCGTCGATCAGAGGGTTCTCGGCCGAGGAGCCTAGTCGTTTACGCGGTCCGCAGTTCCACCGGGTTTGGTGCGATGAGCTGGCTGCTTGGCAATACGTCGACGAGACCTGGGACATGATGCGCTTCGGTCTTCGTTTGGGCGAGGACCCAAGGGTCGTCATTACGACTACCCCAAAGCCCATTGAGCTGGTCCGCAAGCTGCTCAAAGACGCGGAAAAGAAGAACAGCCGCGTTACGGTTACCCGAGGCTCTACCTATGACAATGCAGCAAACCTTGCCAAGTCCTTCCTTGCTGAGATCACGCAGTACGAGGGAACCCAACTCGGCCGCCAAGAGATCCATGCCGAGGTTATTGACCCCGAAGAGACAGGCATCATCAAGCGAAGCTGGTTCAAGCTCTGGTCGGCCGACAAGCCCTTGCCGCCTCTTGACTACATCGTCATGAGCCTTGATACGGCGTTCACGGAGAAGTCCATCGACCGCAAGAGCCATGACCCCGACCCCACGGCCTGTTCCGTTTGGGGCGTATTCCGGCACGAAAAGAAGCCAGCCTTCTTGCTGCTGGACTGCTGGCAGGACCATCTTGGCTTGCCGGCCCTGATCGAGCGGGTCAAAAAGGAGTGGTCAGTTCGGTACGGCGACGAGGACTTCAGGCCCATAATCAAGCCCTTGATCGGTCCAAAGCAGTCCATGTTCGGTGGCAAGTCGCCCGACCTGATGATCATCGAGGACAAAGGATCGGGCATCAGCCTGCGCCAGATGCTGGCTCGTGAGGACATCTTGGCCTATCCCTACAATCCGGGCCGCGCAGATAAGCTGCAGCGATTGCACGCGGTCTCACATTTATTCGCACATGGCTTCATTTGGGTTGTAGAATCCGATAAACGCCCAGGAACACCGCGCTCTTGGGCTGACCCTTTAATCTCGCAATTGTGCAGCTTTCACGGTGAAGGATCGATCAAACATGATGACTTTGTGGATTCAACAACTCAAGCGCTTAGGTTGCTCGCTGATCGAAACAGCCTCTCAGTTACTAGAAAAGCTGAAGAAAAAGTTGAGCGGGACTTGAAGCCAAAGCTTGTAAACCCTTACGCGATCTAACCGGAGCATTGAATGGCTGAAAACGAACAAGAATACGGTGAGATGTACGAGGTCGAGGATGACTCCAAGGTCCGTGACACCGCAGACGGTGGAGCCATGGTTGTTCTTGACGACTCGCCAACGCCCGCCGAATCAGAGTTCTACTCCAACTTGGCCGAGACGATGCCAAGCTGGGAGCTGTCAAACCTCGGCTCTGAGATTTGCGACATCTTAGAAAAAGACAAAGAGGCCCGCAAGAAGCGGGATGAACAGTACGAAGAAGGTCTGCGTCGCACAGGCCTTGGCGACGATGCCCCAGGCGGCGCATCGTTTACAGGGGCCAGCAAGGTTGTGCACCCCATGTTGACTCAGGGCTGCGTAGACTTCTCAGCACGGGTTATGAAGGAGCTGTTCCCACCAGACGGTCCTGCCCGAGACAAGATCATCGGTGAAGTCACCCTTGAAAAGCAAGAGAAGGCTGGTCGCCTGGTCAAGTTCATGAACTGGCAGATGACTCAGCAGATGCCTGAGTTCCGGTCAGAGCTTGAGCAGCTGTCTACCCAACTGCCTTTGGGCGGCGGTCAGTATCTCAAGATCACTTGGGACCAGAACAAGAAGCGTCCCGTCCCCCAGTTCGTGGCAATTGACGACGTGTACTTGCCCTTTGCTGCGACGAACTTCTATTCGTCCGAGCGCAAGACTCATGTCCAGTACATCACGCGCATCGAGTATCAGAAGCGGGTTGAGTCAGGCATGTACATGGACGTGGACCTTATGGCCAGTCCTTTGCCTCCTACAGAATCCAAGGCCGAGACCGCCAACAACAAGATTGAAGGCAGACAGTCTGACAGCTACAACATCGACGGCTTGCGCACCGTTTACGAGTGCTACATCATCCACGACTTTGGTGACGACTACGGCTTGGCTCCGTACATCATCAGCTTGGACAAAGCCACTCAGTCTGTGCTGTCCATCTATCGCAACTGGGAGGAAGAGGACGAGACCAAGCAGGAAATGCAGTGGATGGTCGAGTTCCCCTTCGTGCCTTGGCGTGGTGCCTACCCGATCGGCCTGACGCACATGATTGGCGGCCTAAGTGCCGCTGCAACAGGCGCTTTGCGCGCTTTGTTAGACTCTGCCCACATCAACAACTTCCCTGGCTTGCTGAAGCTTAAGTCAGGAACTGGTGGTCAGACAGACCGTGTTGATCCAACAGAGGTGAAAGAGATCGAAGGTTCGTTTGGTCAGGATGACATCCGCAAGATGCTGATGCCAATGCCTTACAACCCACCAAGCCAAGTCCTGTTTGCTCTGCTTGGTTTCTTGGTTGATGCCAGCCAAAGCGTCGTTCGCACCACATTCGAGGATCTGGCAGACAGCAACGCCAACACTCCAGTTGGTACGACACTGGCCCGTATCGAGCAGGGCATGGTGGTCTTCTCAGCGATCCATGCGCGTCTGCATGACTCCATGGGCCGTGTGCTGAAGCTGCTGTTCCGCCTGAACAAGACGTACTTGACCGAAGAGGAAGTCTACGACGAGACTGGCGAGTTGCTTGTCAAGCGCAGCGACTTCGAAGGCCCAATGAACGTGGTGCCAGTCAGCGACCCCAACATCTTTAGCGAAGCCCAACGATTTGCCCAAGTGCAGGCCGTCATGCAGCGGGCCGAGAAGATGCCTCAGTTGTACGACCTTCGCAAGGTTGAGGTCATGTTCCTCGAGCGCTTGAAGGTGCCGCAAGGCAAGGACTTGTTGCTGCCGGCTCCTAAGCCAATGGAGCTGAACGCGGTTAACGAGAACATCGCTGCGACAATGCGTCGCCCGATCACAGCCTTCCCTGAGCAAGATCACTTGGCTCACTTGCAGGTCCACCTTGACTTCTTGACTAACCCGATGTTTGGCGGCAACAAGGCCATCGGCCCCGCCTTCATCCCCTTGATGCTTGACCACATCAAGGAGCACATGGTCTTGTGGTACGCCACTCAGATCTACAACGAAGCTTCTGATGCAGCGCAGGTTGACATCGGCGAGATTCAGAAGGACGCGACGACTGAGGAGAAGCAGTCGCTTGACAAGCTGCTGGCAACAACAAGCCAGGTCGTGACTAAGCAGACGCAAGAGGCCTTTGGTCAGATCCCGCAGATCATCGAGCAGGCTATTCAGACCTTGCAGCAGATGCAGCCGCCTCCTCCACAGGATCCATCTACCCAGATCGCGCAACAACAGTTGCAGAACCAGCAGGCCAAGGATCAGGCCAACGCCCAGAATGCGCAGGCCAAGATGCAGCAAGACGCCCAGCTCAAGCAGGCCGACCTGCAGCAGCGCAGCATGGACAAACAAGCCGACATCCAGGCGCGCATCGATACTCTGCAGATGCAGCTTCAAATCGAGCAACTGCGTCAACAGGCCGAAGACCAGCGCACTCGCGCCGACATTCAGGCTCGTATTGAAATGAACGAGTCCGACAACCAAACAGCCAAGCAGCTTGCAGCCCTTGAGGTTGCAACTGGCGAACGAATCGCGGTCTCAACAGGGACCGGGATAAACCCTAACCCACGCAGATAAGGAGCAATCATGGTAGCAGTTAGCCTACACAAACAGATGGCCATGGGTAAAGGCTACCCTAAGGCCAAGAAGATCTGTTCAGACCCTTCGCCCACTCCGGGCTTGCCCAATGCCGATTACAAGACCATGCCCAAGATGAAGACCGAGAAGGTCAAGGGCGAAGGTAACGGCGGCACGGATAGCCAGCGCGGACGCGGCCCCAACATGATTTCTACAGTCATGGGTGGCCGCAAGTAATGCTTGCAAAAATCATCACGACGATACGAGCCGAGCAGCAGGCACTGGCCATAGAGGCCATCAAAGTGCAAACAGCAGAAGGCAAGGACATCGGCTTCGAATACGGAAAACGTCAGGGCGTCTACGCAGGCCTTGACCGAGCCGTCCAGCTGATTGAGCGTATCTACCGTGACATCGAAAACGACCAACGAGATCTTTAACCCCAGCATACGGAGAAGCGAATGCTACTTGAAACCCCCATGTCCTTCAACTTTGCCTCATTGGACGAGGCCTTCCCAGCAGTCGACTGCGGCCACAAACCTTTGGGCTCGCGCGTGATCGTACAGGTCCGCAAAGCCAAGAACCAAACGGCCGGTGGTATCTACATCCCTGAGGAAGCACGAAAGACAGAGGCCAGCAATACCCAGATCGCCAAGGTTGTGGCGATTGGCTGCTTGGCGTACAAGAATCGGAACACTATGGAGCCTTGGCCTGAAGGCGCGTGGTGCGAAGTTGGTGCCTACGTCCGTGCACCTAAATACGGCGGAGACCGCTGGTCCGTAAGGTCCGGCGACGAGGAGATCGAATTTGTGATGTTCAACGACCTCGACATTCTTGCCGAAGTTACTGGAGATCCCACAGCGATCCGTGCATTTATCTAACTGCTGAAAGGAGCAGGCAATGGCTGGAGAAAACATGCTCATCGAAGATGATGAGGACCAAAAGGGCGGTAAGCCTCAGGAAATCGAGTTTATTCCGGTCGACACCAAGCAGGGTGAAGACCACGAAGACGACAGTGATGATCCGGCAGAAGATTCGCGACTCTCAGAGGATAACGAGGATCGTGAAGAACTGCGTCGCAAGCGTCGTGAAGAGAAGGCAGATCGCACGGCGCGCAGAAAACAGGCAATTGAGCGGGACAAAACAGAGCTCAACTTCCTGAGGCAACGAAACGAAGCGCTTGAGAAGCGGATGTTTCAGGTCGAGAAGACGACCGTGGCGAATACGATTTCGGGCATTGATGCCCGTCTTGCTGACACCATGGCCGAGGTTAAGGCGGCAGAGCGAATCATGTCGCAAGCCATCGAGGCCGGGAACGGTGACGATGCTGCCAAGGCGATGCGTATCCGTGACGCGGCCATGCAAAAGATACAGCAGCTGCAGGCCCACAAGCACCAGCACAGCCAAGCGGCGCAAGACCTACAGCAACAGGCTGAAAAGGTGCAGAACCAAGCCCCCGGTCCAGACCCTGAAGTTGCCGGCTTTGCTCAAGAATGGGTGTCCAAGAACAGCTGGTACGATCCGAACGGCAAAGATGAAGCCTCAAAGATTGTTTTGGCAATTGATCAGTCGCTCGTAGAATCAGGCTACAATCCAAAAACAGAGGCATATTGGCGCGAACTCGATAAACGAGTGGCCAAGCGATTGCCAGACGTTAAAGGAGGCGGTAACTATGACGACAGTCAAGACGACGATCGCCGCGGACAGCGTAGAGGTCCGCCCATTGGTTCTAGCAGGGACCAGGCTCCGCAGTCTTCCCGCCGTGAAGTATACATCTCCCCAGAACGAAAGCAGGCTATGACCGATGCTGGAGTCTGGGAAGATCCCGTCCTACGCCAGCGCTACTTGAAACAGTACGCTAAGTG